AGTAGTGGCTTGAGATTCTTTAAACTATTTGGATGTATATTATGAGCCATGTAAACTCCTCTTGGCTTAACGTGATATTAGAGAGTATTCTCTTTAAGGGGTATATAGAAATTATAAAAAGAAAGGATATGTTATGACACAAGATGTTGTAGTAAAACCAGAACATTATACCAGATGGTCTGTAGAACCTATTGTTTTCATTATGGAAAATGATATAGAATTCTGGAGAGGAAATATAATAAAGTATACTATGAGAGCTGGTTTCAAAAGATATGACAATCAAGATCAGATATCATCAGAGATAACAGATCTTCGTAAAGTGATTAGATATTCGGAGATGCGTATAAATCAACTAGAAGGGAGAGAGGCTAATGACATATGAAGAAGATGAGCAGAAAGTATCATTCTGGGATTTCATAGCTCAAAAATATCAATCAGAATATACATGTGTTAAATGTAAAAAGAAATTCAATAGAGTAAGTATAGACAAAGGTAGAACTTGCCCTAAATGTAGCAACAAAGAAAGAAAATAAATGAAACTATGTTATGATATAGAAACAGATGGTTTCGATGCTAATGTGATATGGTGCATCGTAGCTCAAAACATGGAGACAGGTGTTGTATATAAATACTCTGACCACGACGATAAACTCCCTTCTATCAAAGATGGGGTTCAAATCCTCTCCAACGCCCAAGTACTTATCGGGCATAACATCATCGGATTTGACAACGTACAAGTTGACAAACTCTATGGAACCGACCTTAACTCAAAGAAATGTTACGACACATGGGTCATGTCACAAGTATTACGATACAGAAGAACCCATAAGCAAGGACTTGCAGGATGGGGAGAACATTTAAATAGTTCTAAGATCCATTATGATGACTGGTCAAGTTATAGTAGAGAAATGCTTAGGTACTGTGTACAAGATGTTAAACTAAACGTACTAGTATACAATAAATTACTTCAAGAATTCTCAGATATAAAAGAAACATACCCTCTTATCAGTAAAGGTCTAGAGATAGAACATGACTCAGCAAAATTCAATGTACTTGCTAGAGAGAAAGGTTGGAAATTTGATATTAAAACAGCCCATACTAATCTAAGAATAATGGAAGAAAAGATGAACACTATATGTAGTACCATCGAACCTGAAATGGGAGATTATAAAAAGTATATTGATAAAGAACCTAAAACACCTAAGTATAAAAAGAATGGTGATTACACTATAGTTACTGCAAGAATACTCTCAGAGTTCCTAGGATACTCTGTAAAATGTGAAGATACACATGTAATGGCAGCAGGTACAGAATTTCAAAGATTCACTGTAAATAATGTTACATTAGGTCAATTAGATCTTGTCAAAGAATGGTTACTAACTAAGAAAGGTTGGAAACCTGATGAGTTTACTAAGAAACGTCTGCCAGATGGTAGTTGGATAACTTCAGGACCTAAACTTACCACTACATCGCTTTTAAAGCTCGGTGAGGTGGGAGAGATGATTGATGACTACTATACCTTACGAAACAGAACATCGGTTATACGAGGCTGGTTGGAGCAGGTTAAGAGTGGTCGTATTCATGGAAACATGTGGGTTATAGGTACTCCCACGTTCAGAGCTAGACATGAAGTGATCGTGAACTTACCTAGTATAACTGCAAAATATGGTAAAGAACTTAGAGAATTATTTGTTGCCGATGATAACATGGTTATTGTAGGTGCAGATAGTAGTGGTAATCAATTACGTGCTCTATGTCATTATGTAGATAACGATACATTCACACATGAAGTATGCTTTGGTGATCAACACCAGAGGAATGCTGACTCACTTGGATGCACTAGAGGTATCGCTAAAAACTATCTATACGCCTACTTGTTTGGTGCTGGTGATGGTAAACTTGGTCAAGTACTTACTGGTAAAACAAATGTAAAAGTTGGAAAAGAATCAAGAGTTAAATTCTCAAAAGGTATTAAAGGATTAGAAGATCTACGAAAATCAATAGGTAGACGATGGAACAATACATACCACAGTCAAGGTGCTGGTTGGTTCCCCGCATTAGATGGTAGACCTGTATTCCCTACAACAGAACACCAGTGTCTTAACTACCTACTTCAAACTACTGAAGGTATCACATGTAAAGCAGCGTTATCCTACTCAATGCGTAAGATTAAAGAAGAAGGATTAACAGCAGAACCAAGACTATTCTATCATGATGAACTTGCATATGTAGCATCTAAAGAAGATGCCAAACGTGTAGGCGAAATACTACAAGAATCTTTCAGAGAAGCACCTAAAATGTTTGGTGTAACTTGTATGGATGGTGGTGATTATGTAATAGGCTCAAGCTATGCAGATGTACACTAATGGGTAGTCTAGGAGTACCTAAGAATAAACAATATGGTGGATGTAACTACACTTCACGATGGGTAAGACAAAGATATCGTAAAGATATTATACACAGATGGAAAAGAATTAGGGGTTGTGAGCGTTGTGGATACAATGCTAATGGAGTAGCTCTTGATCTTGACCACATAGAACCCGGAAAGAAAGCATTCACCATCAGTCATGGGAGAACCATCTCATCTAAGAAATGGACAACTGTTAAAAAAGAACTCTCAAAATGTAGAGTACTATGTAAGAACTGTCATGCAGTAAAGACATACGTTAACCAAGATACTTATAAAGAAAGGAGTAAATATGCAAGATAAAGTACAAGAAAAACCTTATCTTCTTATCGATGCTGACTCAATATACTTTAAAGCAGCATGTATAACTAAAAATAAAAAAGAAATAAATAAAATAATAGATAACTTAATGCTAGAAATAGATTCTAAATTCTTTAGCTCTGAAACAAAAGTTGCTGTTAAAGGCTTTAGGAATTTCAGATATGAGGTATATGATAAATACAAAAGCAACAGACCAGACTTAGATAAGAAACTAAGAGATGCTTTAAGTCATGGATATAGTCATATGATAAATAAGTATGACGCAATACCTGCAAATGGTATGGAAGCTGATGACTTAGTAGCTATATGGGCTTATGAAGCTCGTGAAATGGAGATACCATATGTAGTAGTAGGTATAGATAAAGATTTATTACAAATACCCGGTCATCATTACAATTTTAATAAATTAACTTATAGATTTATAGATGATGATGAAGCACATAAGTTACTAATGATACAATGCCTAACTGGAGATCGTTCAGATAACATCCCCGGTATAAAAGGGATTGGACCTAAGAAAGCTGAAAAGATATTAGAGGGTGTAAAAACAGATGCTATGTGGAGATATGTAAAGAAAGCATGGTCAGACCACAATGCAGGTGATCCTAAAATTTCTTTAAGATTACTATCAATGATAAAGACATGGGAAGAATATGAAAGTATTAAATCATCTATTCAAACTGAAACCACTGAGTGCGAACAGGACACTGGGAGCGAGAGGGAAGAAGTCCTTCAAGAGCCAAGTGTATGTGCAGTATCAGAAGGAGATAGCGGAGTTTCTGAAGGAAGTTGAGTGGCCTTTCGGGGTTAATCAAGTAACATTCGAAGTCGAAGGTGGGTTCTCCAATAGAGGAGCCGATCTAGACAACATAATTAAACCAATATTAGACACATATCAAGGGATATTTGAGGACTTCAATGATAACAGAGTATACAAAATCAAACTCACAAAAAGAATCACTCCAAAAGGAGATGAGTACATCAGAGTCAGAGTTTACGAAGAGCCAGAACAAGAAGAGTGATGGTAAAAAACTTAAAAGAAAAATAAATAAATCACACAATAGAAAGCTAAAAGCAGAAAGAGATTACTTATGAGTAGATATACAATGGGTCCATGTGAATTCTGTGGTTCGTCTGATGCATTTGCGTCTTACGAAGATGGAGTTGGTACATGTTTTAGTTGTAACAAATCTAAGAAATTAACTGAGGGAAGGAATGAACCAATCACCTATACAAATACTAATGTCATCACCGACATTGCTAATTATTCTAGTTACCCTATATCTAGTCGTAACTTATGTAAGGAAGTAATAGATCATTTTGATGTTAAAATGTCAACAACCCCTGATGGAAATCCGGGATCACATTATTACCCTTATACAAAGAAAGGACAAGTAGTAGCCTATAAAGAAAGAATACTACCTAAAGATTTCAGAATACATGGTAACTTTTCAAACGTAGAATTGTTTGGACAAAATGTAGCAAGTGGAAATAAAATGTTAATCATAACTGAAGGTGAGTTAGATACTATGGCAGTGTCCCAAGCTTTCTACAAGAAATATAATAGATTCTTTGCTTGTGTATCTATACCTTCTGCATCTGCTACAAAAGTAATACTTGAGCAAAGAAGTTGGATAAATAAGTTTGAAACTGTTATCCTAGCGTTTGATCAAGACGAAGCAGGAGAAGCCTGTACATCGGCTGTAGCTAAGATGATAGGTGTAGGTAAGGTAAGAGTTGCTTCACTACCTAGGAAGGACGCATGTGACGTCTTAATTGAATTAGGTGAAGAGGCATTACAAAAATGCATATGGGATGCACAACCTTGGTCACCTGCTGGTATTGTGGTAGGTGAACAGATCTGGAGTCAGTTTAAAGACAGACAACTCGTGGAATCTGTACCATATCCTCAATGTTTAGAAGGTCTTAACCAAAAACTAAAAGGTATAAGACATGGTGAGATAACACTATTCACTAGTGGCACTGGTAGTGGTAAGAGTACTGTTATTAAAGAAATAATACTAGACTTACTAAACAAAACTAATGATAAGATAGGTCTCATATCTCTCGAAGAATCTATTGGTGATACAGCAGAGAAGTTTATCTCTATGCAACTAAGAAAATCTGTGTATAATCCAGACAATGTAACAGAAGAAGAAAGCAGACAAGCCTTTGATAAAGTATTTGGTAGTGAAAGATTAATACTATTAGATCATGCAGGTTCTGTAAGTGACTCCAGTCTCATAGAGAAGATCGAGTACATGGCGTTGATGGGTTGTAAGTACCTCGTGTTAGATCACATTACTATAGCTGTCTCTGAGGGATCTGAAGGACTGTCAGGTAATGAAGCAGTAGATAAGATTATGTCTGATCTATTGAAGATTGTTAAAAGACACAACATATGGTTAGGTCTTATCTCACACTTACGTAAAGCACAAGGTGGTACTAAAAGTTTCGAAGAAGGTAAGCTTGCTTCCATTGATGACATCAAAGGATCAGGTTCTATCAAACAAATATCATTTGATATTGTAAGCTTCGCTAGAAACTTGATAGCAGAAGATGATACAGAACGTAATGTTATAAGATTTAGAGTACTTAAGTCTAGATTTACAGGGCTTACAGGTAATGCTGGGTCTTCTATATATAATCATGAGACTGGTAGACTAAGTGAATCTGGAGGTTTTGAATTTCAAGCAGTAGGAGTATAATATATGAAACCTTTTTATGAGGTTACAGAATACCTCATTAATAAAGTGAGGAATATAAATAGTAAAAACCCTAAAGCAAATACTGGTGCTGTCATCCTACAGTATGATAAAAACTATGAAGATGATATGGAAAAGTTTGTAAAGTCAGCTCTACAAACTATACAAATATTATTTACAACAAGTAGTAGTTCTAATCCTGTAGGTACAGCCAACCTAACTAACATATCATCTAAGATAGGTAGAGAAATAAGTAGGTATCTGAATAGAGAACTTACTTGGCTCAATCAAATAAGATTGGGCGATCTATTTGTTGAGGGTTTCTACCACTGTGGCTTTGTAGATATCTATTATCCAAAGACTAGAAATACTAGTTACATAGTATCTGCAACAGCTAGGTGGGTAGAACTAGCAGACATACCCGAAATGTTTTCTAGAGTAAGTCTAATACACACATCTATTACTCCTCCAAGAAGTATTAATAGTATGATGCAGAGTATTGGATCAATACAATTCCCTGTAATAAAAGGAAGAACAGGTAAGGATTACTTAGAGTTAGATAGGCCATACATAAGGACTATAAATAAATTACAAAACTCTGGGTGGAGAATTAACAGAAGAGTACTAGAGATAATAGAAAAGAATAAAGAAGTATTCTCTAGTTCAATACCATTTGAAAATAATGATGCTAAAGAATTAAAGCGTAGAAGCCAAGCATTAGAATGGAGTTTCATTATAGCTAAAGCTAACATACTAAAAGATGAAGATGTATTCTATCAGTACCTCGATGCTGACTATAGAGGACGCTTGTACTACAAAGAACCATTCCTAAACTATCAAGGGTCAGACATATCTCGTGGAATGTTAAAGTTCGCAAGAGCTAAACCTATGACACAAGAAGGTTTGTTTTGGTTAGCAGTGCATACAGCATCAAGTTACAATGAAAGCTTCGGGATCAATGAAATACCAGATTGGTGTGAAACAAACTACAAATCGTTCTTAGAAGGTGAAGGTCTAGATGATATATCAGTAGACAAAATGACACTAGAAGACAGAGTACGATGGGTTAATGAGCATATGGATACCATTGTAGACATAGGGATAAATGGTGAGATAGATACGACAGCAGAAAGGATAGTGACATTCTTAGCTTGTTGTATTGAGTGGGCAGATTACCACAAGGCTGTAAAAGATAAAAGAATTTACATGTCTCATCTTCCTATACCTATAGATGGATCTAATAATGGATGGCAGCATCTTGGTGCAATATCTAAAGACACACAAACAGGAGATCTTGTAGGGTTAATACCTAGCAACATACAGAAAGACTTCTATGTACAGACTGCAAAAGAACTTATCAGTCTTACAGATGATGAAAGATTAGTAAACATATTAAGTCGAATGCCTATGAAAAGTATACGTAAAGGTATAACTAAACGTGGAAGTATGACTCGTGCCTACTCAGCAGGTGCTAAGAAGATAGCTGAAAATATGTTCTTTGATTGTAAAGCTGAAGATTATCATACAGAGTATGGTATTACTCAAGATGATTGTAATAAATTTGCTAAGGTATTAATAAAAGCAATCAACAATGTATG